TTTTTTCAAGCAAAAAGATAAATTAGAAAGATGTATGACCTTAAGAAATCCTGTGGATAGTCATAGAAGATTTGATCCAGGCTTTAAGCCAGATCCAGAAAAAACTTATTATGTTCATGCTGACCTTGCACAAAAACATGACAAGTGTGCAGTAGCAATTGCACATGTTGATAAGTGGGTTAGTATTCAGGTTATTAAAGATTACCAGCAGGTAGCACCAGTTGTTATTGTTGATGCCGTTGCTTGGTGGGAGCCAAAGGTAGAAGGCCCTGTTAATTTATCTGAGGTTAAACTGTGGATTCAAAATCTACGCAGAGAAGGCTTTAATATTGGAATGGTATCGTTTGACCGCTGGCAGTCCTTTGATATTCAAAATGAACTAAAGGCTGTTGGAATAAGAACTGATACTGTTTCTGTTGCTAAAAAACACTATGAAGATTTAGCAATGATGATATACGAAGAAAGAGTTGCTATGCCAATGATTCCTTTGTTGCTTGAAGAGATGAGCGAACTCAAGATTATGAAAAATAATAGAGTAGACCATCCACGCAAGAAATCTAAGGACTTGGCAGATGCCGTTTGTGGGGCGGTATTTGGAGCAATATCCCATACCAGTAAGGATTCCAACCTAGAAATTGAGATCCATACATGGTCAACCGCATCCCGACTTGCACAAAAGCAAAGGGATATGGTAGAATTAGAGACTAGGGAGATTCCTGAAGATATCAAGGATTTCCTAGATGAATACAAATTAATTTAATCAAACAAGGAGAAAAATGAATTCATTTAAGAAGATCGCTCTTGCCGTGGTTGCAGCCATGACATTGGGCACAATGGTAGCAACACCTGCAAGTGCTAACACCATGTCAGTTGTAGCAACAACATGGAACGGTACGGCATTCGCTGCACCAGCAACTGCTGGAACAGCACTAACTACTGCAATCGCACGTCCAGTGCCTGCAGATAACAAAATTGACAATGCTGATGTTGTTCAGTTGGTGGCAACAGTTATTGCTGGAACAAACGTAACTGCAACAGCAACTAACGCAACAATCGTGTCTGCACTACATGATGCAGCAGCACCAGTAGGAGCATCATCAGGATCATCATCCTTGACAATTGCAACAGGTACTGGAACAACAGCAACATTTTATGTCTACACAAAGACAACAGCAATTGGAACAGTTGTAATCACAAATGGCCCAGTAACACTTACATATTATGTACAGGGTACTGCTGGTCTAATTAACAACCTAACAGTTTCTACACCTGCTTCAGGTGCTGCTGGCACAAAGCAAGACATTGTTGTAACTGCAACAGATGCATTTGGAAACAAGGTATCTGGTAAGTCAATTACTGCAACAGTATTTGCTGCAACAGCAGTCATGGATACAGCAACAGTAACAACTGGTGCTACACTAACAGACTTTGGAACAGCAACCTTTAAGGCAACTCTTCCAACAACAGGAACACGATCACTTATTACATTTGCTCCAACAACTGCAGGAGATGCAGTTGCAGCAGCAGTAGTAGGCTTGACCGCTCCAACACTTGCACCATTTGCAGAAATTGCAGTTCGTGATCTAGTATCAGAACTTGCTGCTCAGGTTGCTGCAAAGGATGCAGCACTTGCTGCCAAGGCTGTTGCAGATGCCGCAGTTGTAAAGGCTGCTGCGGATGCAGTTGCTGCTAAGGCTGCTTCAGATAAGGCTCTTGCTGATGCAAAGGTTGCTGCAGATGCAGCACTTGCTGCAGCAGTAAAGGTAGAGACAGACAAGGCTGCTGCTGCTAAGGTAGCATCAGATGCTGCTCTTCTTGCTAAGGATGCACAGATTGCTAAGTTGACTGCAGATAATGCAGCAGCAATTAAGTCTATGAAGGATGCATTCAACAAGTTGGCTCTTCAGTGGAACAAGAAGAACCCAAAGGCTAAGGTTGCTCTAGTTAAGTAATTAGTCCAACAAGGAGGGGAGCCATTAACTTGGCTCCCTTTTTTGTTATCTTGATATCTCTAATTGAATAATTTGATATAATAAGCAAGAGGAGAGTCCCCACTTGAAAAAACTCTTGCGTACATTTACAGTTTTTATTCTTGCTTTTGGATGGCTATTTATAGCACCAACAGGGGCTAATTCTGACGATCCTATAGCAGTAGGAGGACAAAGGATAGAAGCCTTGAATAACAAGGTTTCAGACCTTAATGATATCTCTGAGTTTGTTCCTCTAATAGAAGAAGCCCAAGATAAATATGACTCTGCCGTTATTTCTAGAGATAATAAAATCTTAGCAGAAGAAGATTATCTAGATGCAGTAGATACAGAATCAACATCCCTATCTAATTTAAATAATAAAATATCATTATTAAATGCAGCGCAAAAAGCGGTAGATGATCAAACCCCAATAGTTTCAACTGCATTAACAAATAGAAATAATGCTCAAGAGGCATTAAATATAGCCAATATTAATCTTCAAACCACACAATCTAATATGCAGGCTGCTGGAGGAACAGGGTTAGCCTATACGGTCTATACTCTTGTCAGACAAGGAAATGTCGCTACCCCAGGATCTGTGCTTTGTTCTGGCACTTGGAACTCAAATTCTATGTATCTTCCAGTTTGCGGCAACAGGTATGAAAATTTTATAGTTAAATTTACTGGAACGATTACTGTTCCATCATGGTTTACACAAACCTACTTTGCAGGATATACAGATGATGGATTTAGAATGTATGTAGACGGAAATCTTGCAATAGATCAATGGATAGAGCAAGGGACTACTTGGAGCGACTATTCACCAGTATATGATGTTAGCGAAGACAAAACGTTGGGTGTAGAGATTTGGTGGTATAACGGCGGAGGACCTGGAAATTATCATCTTGGATGGGCAATTCCTGGAGGATGGACTGGAGCAGGATGTGACTATGCTGGAAATCCAAGAGTCTGGGGACAAAACTTTAGTTGTAATCTTGGAACATTTTCTTCTGGCCCAGGTGCAACACAGGAACAGATAGATGACTACAACGAAGCACTTGCAGCAAGAACATCTGCTTTGGCAGTATATAACGATAAGTTATCTGTTTACAATCAGGAGGTTGCAACACTAAATGAATTACAAGATGACTTAGAATTAGCGCAGGAAGAAAAAGATGCTGCAGAAACCACATATGAAATTGCAGAACTAAACACTGCTTTAGCATTAGCAGCAAAAGATTTAGCAATTGAAAACTACAATAGTGCTATTGAAGATATGAATAATGCTATTACTGCTGCTGAAGAAGAGTATATTGCTCAATGGGATTTTGAAGAAAAGCAAAGAATTAATGCTGCTATTGCTACTGCCCTTGCAAATATGCCACAGCCACAGCCCACTCCAGAACCTTCAGTAGCGCCAAGCCCAGCACCATCACCTGAACCTACAGTAGAAGAGCCACCAACACCTGCTCCAAGCCCTGAACCAACGCCAGAGGCACCACCTACAGAAGAGCCTAAACCAGAACCAACACCAGGTCCGAAACCAAGCCCAGATCCAGAACCAACTCCTGTACCTGAGCCAGAGCCTACAGTTGATCCAACACCAGAGCCATCTCCAGAACCTTTGCCAGAACCTACACCAGAGCCAACTCCTGAACCAGAACCAACGACTAATCCTGAAATAAAAGATGAAGAGTTGGCTGCGCTTATTCCTGAAAAGGGTACAGGAACATCAGAAGATTTATCTGGAGTTATTGCTAACCTTACAAGTAAGGATAATAAGTTAGTTACACTTTCACCTGAGCAAGTAGCAGCAGTTAGCCAAACCCTAAAGTCTTTGACCCAAGAAGCCAAGGCAGAGATTGCTGGAGACCTTGGAATTAAAGCATCAGAAGTTGCACAAATTGCAGAGCAGATGAAGGAAAATCCAGCAATAGCCTCAGCATTTGTTGAATTCGCAGAAAGAGCAGGGGATGCAGGAAATTCTGCAATGCCATTTACATTAGCAGATGCAGTAACAGAAGTACAGACAGAGGCATTTTTAGCAGATCCTTTGGGAGCAATTACAAACATAGATTTTGAAAAGGTTCTAAATCCAGCGGAATGGGGAAAGGATATGACTGATGACCAAAGAGAAAAGGTTCAAGAAGTCATAATCCCAGTAATTATAGTATCAAACATTGTTAGTTCTGTTATGTCAATAAGGAGGTTATAATAGGATGGTTATGAATAAAGTTAAAGAGAAATTTAAGGTGATTTTAGGCAAGATAAAGATGCCTAAAGTTGTAATTCCTAAAATAAAGATGCCAAGCATTAAAATGCCAAAGTTTAAAATGCCAAAAATATCTATTCCAACAATTGAAATACCAAAAATAAATATGGAAAAACCAAAGGAATACATTGCAAAGTCTATTCCAGTTATTAAAAAAATATTTAGAATTCTAGCAAAAATTGTTAAGGGTATTATTTCATGGTTTTGGAAGGCAGTTAAAGAAAGTATTGCTCAGGTTTGGACACTGCTTGGATTCTTTATTGCATGGCTTACGCTTACGGGAACAGCACAACAGGTAGTTGGAGTGGCAACATTAATTGCTACTGCTATCTGGCTTATAACAATTCCATTGCGTGAAGAAAAAGAAGACTAAGATAGTTACTGATATGAAAAAAATAGCAGCCCTACTATCAGCATCTATGCTTTCTTTGTTATTGACCTCTTGCGGGGTACTGGAGAATAGATATCGCTATGATTGCCACGACCCTGAAAACTGGTATAATAAAGAGTGTAATCCACCAATATGCTTGGCAGATGGATTATGCACTAAAGACATACTTGGTTTTGATCCTACGGAGGGTAGCGTAAATGAGTAAAAAAAGATATACATCAGATGAATTAGATGCAAGACTAAAATTTTTTCTTGGTATGACACTAGGAACAATTCTATTGTTTACAACAATGGGAATTCTATATGCCCTTGTTTTTGTAACACAGCCAATTGGAGAGCAGTCAGAAAATGACAAGATGTTCTTTAATGTATTATCATCTGTAGCAACATTTATTACTGGCACACTTGCTGGTATTTTAATTGGTAAAAATGGCGGGGGTTCAGATAACTCACAGCCTATTCAGACATCTGAGCCTACAATTAGTCAGGCAGTAGATGATCTTGATGATTTTATTGAATAAATAATACCCTGCTTGACACCATTTTGTGTAGATGCTATACTTGAGTATACATATCTAAGGGGTAGGCATGACTTGTATTGCAGGAATAATGAAAGACGGCAAGGTGTATATTGCTGGAGAAAGAGGAGCATCTGAAGGCTCTTACATAGTTCCAATTGACAAACCAAAAATATGGAAAACAGGACCATATATTTTTGGCTATTCTGGAACATTTGATGGACAACTTGTTCAATATAATTTTAATCCACCAACCCCTGAAGGAAATTTAGATAAATTTATGCACAGTAAATTCTTAAAATCATTAAAAGAATTTTATAGTGAGTGGGATATTGGCGGTAAAGATAGCGAACTGTCATTAATGATTGGTATAAAAGGCAAACTGTATGAGCATGATGCAGATGGCTTAACATTGGTTTCCTATGAGCGAGATTATATGGCCATAGGATCAGGAGCAGACTTCGCTATGGGTTCTCTTCATGCTACCCAAACTCATAAAGATCCCAAGCGTCGTCTGACTCTGGCTTTAAATGCAGCAGTTGCATTTAGCACATCCTGTATTGGTCCAATTGACATTCTAGGTTCATAGGGGTATACTAAGTATATGGAAGAGTTCGACGATATATTAAAAAAAATTCAAGAAAATGAATCAGACTTTAACGAGTTTGAGATTTGGCTTGATAATGGAATTGAGCGGGGATGGATAACAGAACCGTTCTGTAATACTCATGATGGTGATCCATATATGAGCGAAGAAGAAGAAGCAGAATGGGAAGCAGGGGGCGACCCATGTCAAGTAGTATTTAAAATAAAGGAGATCTAAGTGAAAAAAGTAGTGGGGATTTTTACAATTCTGTTTGCTGTTGCATTTTTGCCAGCGGTACAGGCTGAAGAAAAGGTTGCAATTGCAATTATTGACACTGGTGTAGATACATCACAGGTAAAAGTATTTCATGAGGTATGTATCATGGAAGAAAAGCGTTGTCCTAACAAGCAGGCTTTTATGGAAGGTCCTGGATCTGCAACACGCTCTGCTGTAAACGGTTTTGAGCATGGCACAAGAATGGTAAAGGTTGCACAAGCAATTAATCCAAATGTAAATATTGTTTTTATTCGCATTATTCCAGCAGATAGAAATGACAGAAATCCAATGTTTGCTGCTGCAAATTCTAATAGCACTGTAAAGCAGGCTCTTGATTGGGTAGTTAAGAATAAGACAAAGTTTAATATTGTAGCAACATCTACATCTTTTTCAGAGTATTCTAAATTTAAAAAGGGTGCTAACTATTGTCCAGTAAATGGTCCTTTGCAAAATACAATTGTTTCTTTGCAAAAGTTAAACGTTGGAACTTTCTTTAGTGCTGGTAATGACTATAAGGCAGATCAAATTGGATACCCAGCGTGTATCTCTGAGTCAATTGCAGTAGGTGCATCTAATGCTGACCATAGAGTTGAACTCTACAGCAATAAGGCTCCACAAATTGATTTCTTTGCTCTTGGTACATATGATATTTTAGGAGAAAGAATTATGGGAACTTCTCCATCTACCGCTGCACTAGCAGCACATTGGGCTAAAAATTATAAGGGCACCTATCAAGGCACATACGACTATTTGAAGTCGGTATCTATCAACCTTGTGGTACCTTTAGCATAGTGATATAATAGGTAGTGCACCTGCCAAATGGGGGTGCACTAACTTATTCGCTTGAAAGGGGAATAAAATGGGAAACCAATTTGCTATGGATCTATTCAATGATCCTTTTTTTATTGGCTTCAACAGAGAGTTGAGCCGCTTAAACACAGCACATAAAACAAACTCACAATCATATCCTCCATATGATCTTCTTAAACTAGATGAAGATACATATAGGCTATCACTTGCAATTGCAGGGTTTACCAAAGATGACTTAAAAATCTCTGTAGATAACGGAACCCTAATTATTAAGGGTGAGATTGTTGAGGTAACAGATGCGGAAGTAGTTCACAAGGGTATTGCTGGTCGTAAATTTGTACGATCATTTGCTCTTGGAGAATATATGGAAGTAACTGGGGCAGAAATGAAGGACGGTATGTTACATATTGATATAGACCGTATTGTTCCTGAAGAAAAGAAGCCTAAAGAAATCGCTATCAAGGTTGCTAAAAAGTAACCAATAGGATATAATAGACATATGCACCTGAGTATGTGTTTAAACTGCTCACTAATATTAGGAGATAAAAATGACAACTAAGGGTTCGCTAGAAGCAATCATTGATATTGCAAAGAAAGAAATTGGAACTATTGAAGGTCCAAAAGATAATGAAACAAAGTATGGCAAGTGGAGTGGCGTTAACTTTCAGCCATGGTGTCAGTCCTTTGTTTCTTGGTGTGCGTTCACATCAGGACTAGATGCAAAGAAGTATCCAAAGACTGCTTCAACAGTAGCAGCAGCAGATTGGTTTAAGAAGAATAATAGATGGGCAGATGCTCGCAATGATGATCCAACTCCAGGAGACTGGATTTATTTTGATTTTCCAGATGATGGCGTAAATCGTATTTCACATGTTGGTCTTTGCATCAAGAACAATGGTGATGGGACTATTCAGGTTATTGAAGGAAACACTTCAGGAACTGCAAAGGGAGATCAACGCAATGGCGGAATGTGCGTAGAGAAAACTCGTGCTTATGTAAAAAATAAGAAGGGTATCTTAAATGCTGTTGTTGGCTGGGGCCGCCCAGTATATGCTGGAGAAGAAAACCTTCCATTGCTTTCAAAAGGTGGAACAGTTTCGCAACCAACTGCTACTGCAAGCACACAACCAGTAAATGCAGAAAAGAAGCAGTTTGCTCCATTTAAGGTTGGATCAAAGGGAGAATCAGTAAAAAAGGTTCAAGAACTTTTAGGAGTAAGTGCAGACGGTAGTTTTGGTCCAGGAACTGAAAAAGCAGTTAAGTCTTTTCAAAAGAAGTCTTCTTTGCCAGTAACAGGTGTAGTTGATCAAGCAACATTAAAGGCACTAAGAGGTAAGTAATTTGCC